TTTGGGTCTACTGGAAAAAATTGATTTAATTAATAAATAGAGTTATTAATATATAAGTTACGCGGAAGTAGCTCAGCTGGCAGAGCGCCACCTTGCCAACGAGAGTCTCTCGGTTAAATTCTCAAGAGCTCGTGTGCAGTGATCTTTCCCAAAAACCCATCTGTTCTTGGTTAATATCATTAATTTATATTATAACGAGAAAATTCCGAGAAGCTCGTGGTTAATAAAAACACCTAAAATGCACACAGAATGCACACAGATTTTCAGTTTATAAGAAAAACCCTAAGAGAATCAACGCAATTTGATGATGGCTGATCACAATAATATTGATCTGAGTCTTCGATATGTTTTAAGATCGAATGACAAGACTTGCATCTGTACTTGTCGGAGTTCAACCTTTTCTTCTTCTTTCTGGAAATAAGTCACGCACCTTTCGATTGTTGTGCAGTCCTTTTCTTTGAGCTGGGATAGTTCCACCCCAGACACCCTCTGAACAATAGTTTTTAATCGCATAAGCAAGACATTCAGCTCTGACTGGACATTGCAGACAGATGTCGATTGCTTGTTTGTATTCCTTGTTTAAGGATCTACCTTTTAGATCTCTTTCCATAATGAATAGGGAAGTGTCACTTGATACACAAGCTCCTTGCTCTTTCCATTGATATTCTGGATCTGAGATCAATTGTTTGACTTCAGACAATGTCAGATGATCATTTGTCATAGTGGGCTGTCCAGAATCGAACTGGATCTTTTGTCTGGACTTTCTGAGTTCTCGATTCAAAAGAAGACCATCTCAGCCCTGTTGCCCTCAAGAATGGGATCTGAGGGGCTTAAAATGGAGCATCTTGCTCCTTTATCTCGATATGGACTTTCGGCAATCTAAGGATTGCATCGAGAAGAGTGTTTAATTGTTCAAGATCACTGCTCTCAAGAGTTTTATGAGCTAGATCTCTTAAATCACGATAATTTGTGATCTGAGCTTCTTTATTCACTGCATACTGCTTGACTTGAGCTTCTATCTTCCACATTGCATTTGCAGTCACGAGTTCATCTTCATCAGTTGGAAGTTCTCCAATAACTTCTTGACCATTAAGCCATTCATTTGCATCTCTGTATCTTTGCAAATGGCTATTGTTCAGCCATCCAACATCTTGAGCTATCTCATTCAATAAGACATACGCATCAACAACTTTCTTCTTGAGCTGTTTTAATTGATCAACTTTCTTCTTGTGTAGATCATCAAGAGCTTCTTCTTCTGAATTAACCAAGATCGGATCTGGTTGAGCCATATAGTCTGAAACTTTTCCAAAGTAGCTCATTTGATCCTCCCAGCTTGAAATTCTTCTCCAAACCACTGATCAAAGTTATCATCGATCATTGATTTTCTATTAAGTCCCAACAATCTGACATTTCTTTCATTGATCAGATCATCTGGCTCAATTGTTGTTCTACTGAAAGCAAGTCTTTGATCATTTGCTCTGACCATTGCTTTTCTATTCATCACAAGAGCTTCGACAAGATTGTTCTCAATGTCTTGCAATTGTTTTAATTGATTCGCAGATTCGAAATATTGTTGCTTATTAAAATCCCATCGTTGATCTATTGATACAATCTCAACTTGTGGATAATGTGTATGAGCATACATCATTTCTTCTGTTTGTTTTATTGGGGCTGGTTGAATATCTTCTGCCATATTCTTCTCCTATTTAAAATGGAACATCCTTATGATCTTCCTCTGATTTTTTGTCGAATGGATCTATTTCAACAGTGTCTTCTTTTGGAGCTGGAGGGACTTCAGTCTTGATCCAGTCTTGTGGAAGATCCTTTGAATTAAGCCACCACGACTTTCTGAGCATTCCATATTGACCTTGTTTTCTACCACTGCAATCAGTGTTGTTAGAACAGACAAAGTCTGGGCTCTTCTCTTTATATTCCCCAGATCTCTTTTGTGGTCTATTGTCAAAGACTTTAGATTCACATAGATAACAGACAAGGTTTTGTCTTGGGGGAGTTGTCTCTGTCACTGGAATAACCTCATTGATCATCTCCACTGGATCTGATGGTGGCTCTTCCTCGATAACAGATGGCACTTCGTTTTCTTGTGTTTGCAGTAGTTCAGCCAAGATCTTCTCAGCTTCATCAATTGCTTGTTTTGACAGCTCTATCTTTTGAAGAGCTTGATCAATATTTATGTTCATATATCCTCATTTCTCATAATTTCTGAAACTTCTAGCAAGATTGATTCAGACCAGTCCAGATCCCAGAGGTTTTCATAATCTGCATAAGTGAATGGCTCTTGCTTCCAACTATTCAACTGATCTTGCAGTGACTTCTTCCAACCAATAGGGAAGAGCTTCTTCAACTTTCCCTTTGTGTGATATGTCTGATCATTAATTCTTGGAGATTGTTTGATCCGATCTTTCAAGAAATATTGTTTGCAGTTCTTCTCTTTGCAATAACAAGTCTTCTTTCCAAGTTGTATTCTCCACTCTCTAAGCATCGGAGCTCTCTTAATCACTTCAATATCATCAAACTTTTGATCAACAATCTTTGTCCCATATTTCTTAAAGTTTGGATCTACTTTCAAAAGTATCTGCAAACAAACAGAATTGAACTTTCTTAGTACTTGAAAGATAGATGTATTTCTGACCTCAGTTTCACTTGGAACTTCATTGATATATTTGGATGTGGCTCTTATTGGATCACTCATAAGACCTCCCACATCCAGCACAAAACTTCTGATCAATAGGAACTCTTTTATTCTTTAAGTCACAAGAGTCGATCTTGCATTGTTTTGATTCATATCGAACAGCTTCTCCATTAATCATTGAGACACATTGATCAGCTATCTGACCAAGTTTTTTTGTTATATATCTACGATTTGAAAGTTGTTTGTTGAAGTTCTTGTCATAATTGTCTGGAGCTGTCTTAGATCCAGAGACAGATCTCTCAAGTTTCATATTCGATAGTCTTGGACTTCCGATTTCTTCTGAAGCTGTATAAAACGAAATAATTGTTTTGATGTGCTCTTCAGCTTTCTTAGAGATTTTCATTATAGATCACCAACTGCTTTCTCTAATCCATCAGACATTTCGCCACCATCTTCTTCAATCTTGTGTCTTATAAGCTCAACCAAAGAATCAAATCCTTGAGATCTGGCATATTCTTTTGATGTCATCCAAGTTGATGGATCTTCATCTGGAGCTTCGATCTGTCTTTCAGCAAATTGCTTTGTGACTTCATCTCTGCACATAGACATTAATTTGGCTGGAGATGGCTTTCGAGACATCCCTTGAGTCAATTTCAAAACATTGAGAAGCACAGAGCTGTTGAATTGTCGAAACTCTGGAGCAATTGTCTGGAGCTGTCGATCAGAGAACTTGTAGTCGTGCCAGTTATCAATTTTCATCAAAAATTCCTCAATAACAAACTTCAGATCACTCATTGCCATCCTCCATTTGTTCGATCCATTTTTTCATCTTTGCTTCACGAGATTTCTCTTCGATCTGTTTATTGACTTCACCTTTTGGAATTGGCATCAATCCAGTTCTAAAACGATTGAAGTGCTTCACATAAGCAAAAGGGGATGGGATGTGATGAAAGTGTGCAATATAAGACTGCTGTGCAATTTTCATTTCATCAAGACTTGGCTCTTGTGCTACTAGATCCCAATAGCATTTCATAAAACCAGACTTCTGCTGATCACTCATTCTCATATCTGTATTAGTGAGAAGAGCAAGTTGCTCAAATATCTGATCCTTTATAAGTGGAAATATCTTTTCACGCCAAGAAGAGTCAGACTGAGATTGAAAAGCTGATAATTCTTTTGACATTATAAATCTCCCTCAGTCTGTTTTCTCTTCTTATCACGATCAAGTTTCAGAATGGTCTGACCAATTTTTTTCTCCCAATCTGGTAGGGACACAGTCCCATCAACTTCATCGATCCACGAACAATCGTGCAATGCTTTATATATCTGATCACCATCTAAATCCAGAGCCATAATGCTTGGGAGATGGTCTTTTGTGACTTGTAGCTTTCCAGACATAAGGATTCCTTTTCCATCTGGGAAGTCAGTTATTGATATAGACCACAGTCTCACTAGAGCTCCTATGGTCTCATTAATTGTGATCCCAAGTGTTTTTGCTATGTGGATCACTTCAAATTTGTTGAATATCCTTGAATCAAGTTGAAACCAAATATCTCTCTTCGCCATTATTGATCACCTCTGATCAACGACATAAGAACAGATTTTTCAACCCTTAAAGGTTTAAGTTTGGTTGATGATCCAGTCGGTACAGCTTGAAGCTGTCCAGTATCAATCAACCGATAAGTTGTAGCTTTGCTCCAGCCAGTGAGTTCAACAATCTCCTTGACTGAGAGCAACAATTTGCTGTCTTGCATATCATTCCTCTTGGTCTTGGAGAAGTTTCAAAAATTCTATGGTCTCTAAAGGAGACACACAGCCCCATCAAATTTTTCAATCTTCTCTTCTTTCCCTCTGGGAAACTATTGACATAATTATGTCTCTATTTTCCCAAAAGATTTGTTCTAACTATATCACAGCTGTGGAATTTGATGGGAAATAAAAGACAAGTATTTTAATTATTTTTCCCAAACTCTTGACTTAGAGAATCGATGATTTATGATTAATAATTATGAGCAAAGAAATAATGAACAACGATTCTGAGAAGCAGAGCTTGTTTGCATATGATATTGATGCAAACTATCGTGATCTATTCTTTTCATTAAAAGACAAGAAAGTCAGAAGTCTATTTCAAAAGAAGTGGGACTCTGTTTTATATACTGGACAGACTGGTGGCTTCTTAAATACTTTTCAGATCCATATGGATAAAGATATTATGTTTCCAGAGCATAAGTTCATTCAAGATGACTTCAAGGTTGCTCATATAAATAATTTTTTTAATAGCATTCCAAACTCTGATCCAGATCCATATGTTGAGCAGAATCTTATTGATTTGAGAAAGTCCACACTTGCTGAAGCAATATTTGTTGGAACTCTTAGTTCAGAGGATCTATTTAGACCATCAGCTTTCTGGAGTTATGATCTTGGACAGAATTTAGCTGAAAAGGGGATTGCTAAGAAATTGAAGACTGATGTCTTTTATATAACTGCAATCGTATTCCAACCAAATCAAAGTGTTCAGTTTGTTTGTTTTGAGACAGTTTATTCTTATGCACAATTAAAAAAACTAGCAAAGAATCTTGATCAACCATTTGGAGAATCATTGTTTGGACTTGATAAAAGAAAAAACAATTTTATTGCTCATATAGATCAGCTCAATGGATTTTTGTTGTTGTTGAATGATGATGACACTGCAATATGGAGTGCCGATAGAATTGAAGCTACTGAGATAATTGATAGATATATTTTTATAAGAAAATTTTGTGCAAACCTTTCTCATCATCACTTATCAACTGAATTAGCTAGAAAAGGAATTGCAACAGATCACAAAAGACTTGCTTATTGGGAGAAGTCTGAATCTAAGACACCAGCATTTGTGAAAGATCAGAATTTATTTAAAGCATTGATCAAGGTATTAGCAGAAAGATCATTTGCTTTGTTTGAATATTATTTGAGGGATTCAGTGGGAGAAGATCTTGTCCCATTGCATAAGATTGAGACTTGGATCAGAGAATTTGTATTATTTGGAAGAGATTCATCATTGATCGACATTCCAGAGTTTATAGATAATTTTATTTATTTTGATGATGGGGAAAAGAAGAACTCAGTCAAGAAAGAGTATGAACAAGTCTTGATGAAAACCAAACTTGATAAGAGTCTCAGAGAGAATATCAATATCTGGTCGGCTAGAGATTTGGATGATTCACCAGTACAGATCATTCAGTTCACAAATATGCTTGGACAAATGTCTGATGCTGATGTTGTTGAGTGGACAGAGGATTTATATCAAGATGATCAAGACAAATATGAAGTGTTTAAACTTTGGAAGTTCTTAAATAAAAGAATTGGGGAGTTCCAAGAATTAGAGCCCCCCTTTTAATTCTTAATATATAAACGATCCAACTACGATCAGAGAAGTCATTATGATCCCTAAAACTGAATAAAATTCTTTCCTAGAGACTTTATCATTCAACAGATCAGAAATCTTTTCATCCATCTGATCAAGTCGATCAAGTATCATCACGAGCATCTCTTTCTGTGTGAAGTCGTTATTTTTTGACATTGTAGTTCTTCACTACTGTCTTCAGCAAAGCCAAGACAGATGCAAGACCACCGACAAAAGCAGACTGCAAGAGATCATTGTCTCCACCAGTCATTGCTTGAGCTGTGATCATAGCCAAGAATGTTTCGAGAAATGTTGCCACGCAACGCTCCCCAAGATCTTTAAAATCAATATCTTTAAACATTTTCTTTCTCCTTAATGTTGATGGGAATATGCTTCGAGATAAGCAATTCGATCTCTTAAGTTATCGAACTCCCAGCTCTCAAGCTGATTATTCTCCAAAGTTGTTATCTTCTTCAATAAGTCTTGCCATTCCCATTTCATCAACTCATATGACTGAGAGTCTTGTGAGGGATTGTTGAGATCAGAGATATATCTGTTTTGAAAGTCATCAACTTTCCATTCCAGATCACTGAGTCTTTTGTCTAAGTTTTGAAATTCAGCATTGAGATAAACGATCTGATCTCTAAACTGATCAGCTTCATAGCTGATTTGTTCTAACTGATTGACTTTCTCATATAGTGTTGCAATATCATTTGAAACCATAGTTTCAGATCGAAGCTCTTCAAATCTGTATTCGATAGAGTTCATTCTTTCATCTATGTTGCTCAATGTGGTCAGAACAGCACCAAGACTTTGAATCCCAGCACCGATAGATCCCATCAGAGTGATTGCAGTCACTACAATTGCAAGATTATCTTTTATCTTTTGAAGCATTATCTGTCACCAGTGCAACAACCATTGCCACAGCAATCCATTATCCACCTACTTTGAACAGAATTTCACGAATGACTTCTTCGATGATTATTAAGTTTTGATTGAAACCAGATATGCTTTCTTGATAAGCATTGACTTGAGCTTTTAATGTTGCAACTTCTTGTTGCATATCATTAACTGTTTTAAATAACCAAGCCACTAATCCAGCGAGACCACCTTGCAATATTTGATTAAGATTGACTGTTGCTTTCATAATTTGTTTTGACTCCTTTAGTCGTTAGAGTCCAGAAGAATCCTCTCCAAGTGATCGTGTTATTGTCATAGACCACCAGCTCTGGATGAAATGTGTTTTTCTTTCGATCTACAACTAAAGTCACAAATCCTCCTTGCCAATCTGGATGTTTGGAATATCCCAAACCTTTTAGATCAGCAAGTGTGCCAGTTTCAATTGCAGAATATAAATTCATTTCCTCGCCAGTCCAACGAGTTTGATGTGTTATTGCAAGTCTGTGAGTATGTCCCATAATGATCGATCCATTGATTCTTTCAATAGATGACAAAGCACTCATTCCAGCTTGTTTTCTTAATGCAGATCCAGAGTGAGTTGCAAACAAACCTTTGACAACTTCATATTCACTATGAGGATAAACATCTGATGGTTTGTCCCAATAAGTCCATCCAAGATCATTAAATCTCATTAAATTAGCCAAATGAAGAACAGACTTCTCATCTTCACTGACATCAGCTCTCTTGATCCCAAACAATTGAGGAAGTTTATCGATCAGAGCTCTTCTAAGTCGAAGCTCGTGATTTCCCTCTAAGAAGATCAGTTCATCTTTCTTTGTTAGACCAGCTGAGTCTCTCAGATCTCTCAATGTTGAATATCCTAGATCAACTCCCTTTTGCACAGTAGAAGTGAAATCTGGATTCGTTGCAAACTTTGACAAGTTGGGGAAATCAATTAGATCCCCAATATAG